TTAAGATTATAAAATGCCTTTGATAAATATCATATCGAGGGAAAATAATGATCACTATTACCGAATCAGCAAAGACAAAAATCAAAGATATTTTGTATGATGAGGGCAATCCTAATTTAGCATTACGCACATTTGTCCAAGGTGGAGGCTGTAGCGGTTTTAGCTACGGTTTTACTCTAGATGAAATAAAAAATGAAGATGATTTTGAAATCCCCTTAGACGAATTCAAACTACTAGTAGATTCAATGAGTATGCAGTATCTTACTGGTGCAGAGATAGATTATAAAGAAGATTTAATGGGTAATAGTTTTGTAATTAAAAACCCAAATGCAACAACAACATGCGGCTGCGGTAGTAGCTTCGGAGTATAACAATGACACAACAAATAATTGATATCGGAATACAAGGCAACGACGGAACTGGCGATAGTATTCGCACAAGTTTCAATAAAGTTAATGCTAATTTTACAGAACTATACTCAATCTTCGGTGATGGAACCATAAGTTTTACTAGTTTAAGTGATGCTCCTGCACAAAAATCATTTACAGTTACTAGTTTTATTACATCAGGGACTAACGCAACTTTAACATTTACTAACTTAAACCCTGCAACATCTAATACAACTGTTGCAGGACACGGTGCACCTTTTGCTGTTGGTCAAACAATTACTGTAAATGGATTAACTGGTTCATTAGTTTCGCTTAATGGTCTACAAACTGTTACAGCAACTACAGGGTCAACTGTAAGTTTTGCCAGAGGAACTGTATCTCAACCTACTGCATTAGCAGTTACCGCATATGTACATGATGTAAGTTCTTATAACCCAAATCAGGTTATTATGGTCAATACATCTGGCCAACTTTTAACTGCTCGTAACATTGTTGCTGGCCCTGGTATTAGTATTGATACTAGTAGTAACTATGATTTATTAATACAATCAACATCAACTGGAGTATACGGTGATCATACTCCTACATTATCTGCTAGTTTGAACGCAAATAATTTTGCTATTGGTAATTTGCCAGATTTATCAAATCCAACAGTAGTTGAAAATCTAATAACAAGTTTTAATTCAAATAACTCTACAAGTTTAACCGATGCTAGTACATTTGCTATTAGTAAAGGCTATGCCGATAAAACTTATGTACAAACTGTTAATGGTTCATTAATCAATCCATTAAACGCAAGAAGTCAACCTTCTACTCAACAAGTAGGTGTTAGTGGCTATGATTCTAGTTTAACAAGTAATTACCTATCGACAGAAGTAATGCAACGTAAAGATGTTGTTTACCGTGGCGGTGATACAATGACTGGTGCTTTGAATCTATATGATCATCCTGCACCATTTAGCGGAGACGGTATTGTTAATTCCTCGGAAGATTTACAAGCTGCTACAAAGTATTATGTTGATAAAAATACATATTACAGTAACGTAAATTTATATGTATCAGCATCAAAAGGCGACGATTTACAAACAAACACTCCCAATGGTAGACAAGGTACTGCATGGGCCTATGCTTACAAAACAGTAGGTGCGGCTGCTTTAAGAGCTGACACATTAATTAATACATCTAGTACTGAACCTGGTCCATATAGACAAACTATTACATGGACTAATACTACTACTGAAGTTCAAACACAAAGTTATCTATTTGATCCAGATACTTCATTCCAAAGTAACCCAAGTGCTACTCCTTGGTTAACTGGTCTGTCAGGTGGTAATACTTATAGTAATATCGGTGTTTACTACTATCAAGACGCCGCTGCACTACTAGAACTTAATAAACAATTCATACAATATGAAACTATTGCCTATTTGAATAAAAAGTATGTAAACACTTTTACATACAATCAATCTTTATATACTAACATCATTGGTAATATTTTAACTGCGGTTGGTTACGATTTGGCATTTAGTGCTCCAGATGGCAGCAGTTTGACCACATATAATGTAACTGCTCAGGCAACTAATTTATTCAGTTCTAGTAACTCAAATATAATTACAAATCAACTTAGCCAAATTATCGACGGCATTAACTATGCCAAGAATCAAATTTTAAGTTATACTTACAATACAGCCGGATTGCAAACATACGTAGGACAAATCGTAGATGCGTTGTCAAATGACTTAATTCTAGGTACTAATTATCTAAGTATTCAAGCAGGTTTAGCATTTGTACTTGATGGAACTGAAGAATCAACAACAAGTGTCGGTACTAGCGATATAGCAGGGTTATTAGATAGTACCATCATTGCAATAACAGGTATATATGGTACTGGGTCAGTTGTTACTGTTGCATTTGCTACACAACAAACTGCACCATATGTAGTGAACAGTTCAATCATTATAAGCGGGATGACACCAAGCTCTTATAATGGAACATGGCAAGTAACAGCATGCACAACAAGTTCTGTAAGTTTTAGCAGTACTTTAACAACCGCTGCTACTACATTAGGATCTATTGTTAAAGATAACCTTATTAATAATATTTTAATAAATGCTGGTGTAACCGCAGGTTCTACAATTGGTCAATCATTAATTACCAATGCTTCTACAATTAGTAGTATTGTTACAACTGGTGTTGTTCCAACACCATCTTTCCCTGCAACACCAATTACAACTAATGATCAGTACAATTCAGCTCAACTATTATTAAACAATATTCCGTTTATTCAAGCAGAACTTACTGCATTTATTACAGCTAACTATCCTACAGTAAATTATAATTTAGCACTTTCTAAAAGAGATACAGGCTATGTTATATGGAGTATTGTATATGATTTAATGTATGGTGGAAATAGCCAAAGTATATATGCAGCTAACGGTTACTGGCAAACATCGTCTGTATCGTATTTGTCAACATTGGAAAGCCCAGTTTGTTTAGCCGCACTTAACTATATTGATAATATTGCCCAAGCTATCATTAACAATGTTAATATTGGATCTGCTTCAGCTGCAACTTTGTCAATTACTAATTCCCCTGTGTATTCAAATGGTATTGAAACATTACAATTTGCAGGACAATCCAATGTACCATTTACACCTGGACAGTTCATTACAATTTCAAATGCATCGCAAACTGGATTTAACGGAACTTATGTAGTTGTTGGATCGACAACATCTTCTGTTAGTTATGTTGCTCCTGCGGCATCATTCTCAGGAACTATATCTGGTACAACACTTACTGCATCTAATATTGTAGGAACTATTTTCATAGGACAAACATTAAGTGGTTCAGGAGTTACTTCTGGAACTACTATTACAGCTGGATCAGGTAGTTCATGGACTGTAAGTGCTAGTCAAACTGTAGCATCTGCTACTGCTATGACTGCATCTTATACAACTTATTCAAGTTCACTTACTGGAACAATTTCAGGAGCATCAGGTGTATTGTATCAAGAAACAGTACAACAATATGCCAATGACACATACTCTGTTAACCCAACAACATTGATTAACAATAGTAGCGTTCTTAATACTACTATTGCAGCTAGTATCACAAATAATATTGCTACTATTACAAATACTATTGGTGCTAGTACACAACCAAGTTTAACTCCAAAACTACCAGAAAGACACATTGCAAGTTTCCTTGGATATATTTCAGGTACAACATTAACAGTATCTAATGTTGTTGGTACTATTAGTGTTGGCCAAGTAATTTATACAGGATCAGGTGTTACCTCAGGTACTACTATTACGGCATATGGTACTGGATCAGGTGGAGCTGGTACTTATACAGTTAGCCCTACACAGACCGTAGGACAATCTGCAACATTTAATGGTACAATCTCTGGTACAACTTTAACTGTATCATCAGTAACTGGAACTATTGCAGCTAACCAAGTATTAACTGGTACTGGTATAACTGCTGGAACAACTATTGTTAGTGGAAGTGGAACAACTTGGGTTGTTAGCATAAGTCAAACTGTGTCATCATCTACTCCAATGACAACATGGACTCCAAAGTACATGACAACTATTGACATTGCAAGACAGACTAGAATTGCCATAGAAGCAACTAATAATAATTCTGGTAGCGGATTACAAACAATAGCAACTAATTTCATTAACAGTAACTTCCCTATCCTTAATAACAATAGTGGTAATACAATTATTATTAGTAATATTACTGCATTATTCGCAGTAATAACTAATTTGTTAACCAATGGATTAAGTTCTCGTACAACACCAACTTATACATTGCCAACAAACAATGCTACAAGCTATATTAACTATTCTAATGCACAAAATGCTATTAAATTAAATCTAGCATTTATTGAAGCTGAAGCATTAGCATACATTAAAACAAATCCTTACGGATATGTAACTTCATCTACAGCAGATGCATTAGTAAAAACAAATGTAAGAAATTTATTAGAAGCAATATGTTTTGATTTAACATACTGCAATACAGTAACTGGTACTACTGGAATCACAACAAGTAACTATGCATCTGTAAATGCTGCTAATTTGTTTTGGGTAAATGGTATTAGTACTATCCAAGGATTGAATACATCGACTGGTGGATATTACAAAGCTCTTCAATATGTACAAACTGTAATTGGTTATGTTATTGCAAATAATACATCATGGACTACTGCTCAAGGAGTTGTTACTCAAGTAAACACTTCTTCATATCCACAAAATTCTTATTCAGGTATTACAGCAACTCCTGTTACTAATATTGCTACATTGTTTACTAATATGTTAGACATTATAGCAAATAACACTTATACATCTTATACTGTTGGGTCTGGTACATTGAAATTGCCAAGTGTGTTGCTAGTCAATTCATTGCTATCACAAACTCAGACACTTATCGCCAATCAGAACACTGCAATTATTCAAGCAACTGAAACATATTTGTCCGCAACTTATATAGGTGGATTTAATTATAATGAAACTACATTCTTTACAAATGTAGGACTTATTATTGACGGACAAGTTATCGATTTGTTAACAGGCGGTAATGCTCAAACAGTATCACTAGGTATAAAATTTAGTGCAGCAAATACGTTTTCATCAACACAATTGATGCAAGCATTGTTATATGTACAAACATTATCAACACAAGTATTAAACCAAACATCAGCACAGAGATATCAAACAGCATATTCTCAATACACTAGCGGTAGTTACAATGCAACAGCTGGATCAAGTATAGCTATCACTACATTTACTAGCAAATTCAATTCCATGGTTAGTATTATTAATAATGGAGTTGGATCAGCACCGGCATCAACATACGGCACTGGTATTTGGACTATGCATTTGACTAATGGCGGATACGGATTTGTTGATCAAGGCGGTAATGTAACAATTGGTTCACAAAGTGAAGTACATATTATACCTGGTAAAATTTTAGTAGGTAATATATCCGGAGCCAATGGTAAAGTTGTATCATATCAATCTGCACATGATAGCGGTGGTAGCTACGACACAATAACTTATAGACTTATTACTCCAGGATTCTTTAATTTTGATGTTGCACTTTCTTCAGCAAGTACTCCTGAAGTACCAGCTGGTAAAGTGTACGGTGAAACCATTGACTTTGCCGAATCAGTCTCCAATCTAAACATTACTATTTTTGTCGAAACTGGTATCTATTACGAAGATTATCCAATTAAATTGGCTAATAACGTAACTATCACAGGTGACGATTTCCGTCGTACAATTATTCGACCATTAAATCGTATCAGTCAGTCGCCATGGAGAAATACATTCTTCTATCGCGATTCAGTTATCGATGGATTACAAACTGGTGTTATTAACTTTACTAGTTTAGGCAAGGGCGGTATAGATTATGCAACTGCTGCTGGAACTACTGCAACTATATCATCACAAACTGGAACGATGACTGTTACACTAGGCAATAATGTACAAGCATTGTCTAGTTGGATTGGAATGATATTCACAGATGGTACCGCAGAATTTGCCAACGGTGGAACAAGTTCATATGATGGAATTCATGCTCCGGGTAAAGCAATTATTAATAGTATTGCCGGTAATATATTAAATTGTACAGTTATCTATCCGTTCCAGGCTATTACAACTTATGCAATTGGATCATGGCATTTATATACCACTATCAATTATGGTTATCATTATTTGACTGATCCAACACAACCACAGAGTTTAACTAATCCTGCAAAAAATAATAAACAAATTGATGTATTTTTGTGTAATGACGCAACACGTATTAAATTAATTACAGCTCAAGGACACGGCGGATTCATGATGGTCCTTGATCCTACTGGACAAATTAAGAGTAAGAGTCCATATGCACAAGAATCAGCTAGCTTCAGTGCTAGTTTAGGAACAGCAAGAATATTTGCTGGTGGACAATTAATCGACGGCTTTGCTGGACGTTTATACGGAACTATCCTAGATATCGAAAACAATGGACAAACTATTACTGTATTTGGTCCAACTGGTAGTGGTTTAGATATTCGTCCACCACAAGTCCCATGTGCGTTCTATGTTGCAGGTAATAGATATCAAGTTAACGATGTAGTTCCAAATAGTTGGGGACCTAGTGCAACTATACGCGGTACACCTTACAATTCTACTAATGGCTATACCGGAGGGTTTGTAACATTAACTTTAGATAATAGTACACCGTTTAATATTGCTAGTTACACTAACAGCAATCTTGTTGTTGTACCAAATGTATATGATTCGTACATATCTAACTTTAGCAGTATACTTTCATCAACAATCACTAATGTTGCATTAGATATGGCTACAAATGTTACTGCCGTTACAAGTGGTAGTAGCATTAGCGGATTTACTTTAACAGTTGGAACCTTAAGTGCTGGTACTATCCAAGTAGGTATGTATCTAAGTGGTACAGGTGTACAATCTGGAACTTACATTACTGCAAACATCAGTGGCAGTGGTTCAGGGTCAACATGGACTGTGAGCTATGGCTATTCTGGCTCTTCCATTATTACAAATACTGCGATTACAGGTACATTGTATTCTAATTACAAATCAACTGTATCTGGTCTAACTTATCTACAACCACAAAATGCATTAACAAGTTTAGGCCAATATGTTGTTATACAAGGTATTGCAAATGCATCAATGTACTTGACAGTTTCGCCTGGTGCAAGTTTAAGTATTTCAGGTGATTTTGCAATTCAAAACAATTTGAATACAGTCTCTAGTATTATTACTAATGGCTTAACTGCTGTTCCTTCGACTATAGTATATCCTGGAATTACATCTACTTCAACTGTTGCAGCAAAAGCTGCAAATATTATACAAAATAATATCTTATACATTGAAGCAGAAATGGCCAGTTACATTAATGCTAACTACAACATTCAATCTTACCCAGGATATAGTAGTGTGGCTACACAGAATGATGCGTATGCTATTGCAAATGCTATTACATATGATTTATTATATGGTGGCAATAGTGCTACATTCGATCAAACAACTAGTTATTACTACAGTACAACTTCTACAGTTGCAAATACAGCAACGTTTAGTGGTTATATAAGTGGAACAACATTACACATAACAACTGCTCCATTAGAAGTAGGTGTGTATAATGTTTCTTCTAGTGTATCAGTTGGACAAATAATTTCAGGTCTTAACATTACACCAGGAACTACAATCACTGGGTTAGGTTCAGGTACAGGTGGTATAGGTACATATACTGTCAATTATTCACAGTCTGTTGGAAGTAGTGGTGCAAATATTAGTATAGTTGCTACATCAACTTTTTACTCTTTGTCAGGATTAAGTTCTTCATCATCAACATCTACTGCAACTTCAACATTGTATACAACTGCGTATGCGCACTTGAATACTGTATTGCAACAATTGGTAGTAAATTATCCAATTACATCAAGTGCAGGTAATCAAACTATTCAAAATACAAGTTTACCTACTGCTGCAAATGCGGTATTTACAGGATACATTAGTGGAACTACATTACATATATCCAGTGGCTCTGGTATGGGCACAAATCAAATACTTGTTGGAACAGGAATTTCTGCTAATACTTATATTGTTAGCGGTAGTGGAAGCACTTGGACTGTAAACAATAGCCAATCTGTTGGAAGTTCTGGTAGTCCTATTTCAATTAGTAGTACTAGTGTAGGGTATTCTATCGGTAACGGTTCAACAGGATACACTGATGTATTAATTGGTTATGTTAGCTCTCCAAATACATATTCATTGCCAGCTAAAACTCTACCAAGTATTTCTAATAGTGATTATACAAAAGTTATAAACACTATTCCATCTACTATATCATCTACATTAAGTGTATTAAATTACGGTGCAAACATTTTAATTAACATTGAAATGGGTGGTAATAAATCAATGTTGGCAAATGATTTTACACAAGTTAACGATTTAGGTTATGGAATTGTTTGTACTAATGCGGCATTAACTGAACAAGTTAGTACATTTACCTATTATAATTATACAGGTTTTTACGCATTAAACGGTTCCGCTATTCGTGCAGTTGCATGTTCTAACGCAAGTGGTACATATGGATTACGTGCATCTGGTTCCGATGTGACAGAATTACCTGATGCTGTTAATTTGTACAATGATATGGTACAAAGTGCTCACGTATACAAGCAAGGCGAGTTCTTATCAACAATGACTCCAACTGCTACTACTCAAGCGTTGAACGTTTATATTGTTAACTATCAATATATTCCAATGGATCTAAGCGAGCTTGAGATTGACCATACTGCGGCCGGTGGTGGCATCGTTAGATATTTGATTAGTACCGTTGTTCACACCGATGTAACAATTAACGGACAAAATGTTTTACAATTGACTTTAAGTACAGCTGGTAGTAATAGTACCACTGCAACTGGTTTAACTTATGCACTATATGATGGACAAATTGTAACTATCCGCATGTTTCAGAACTTCAAGTTTGAAAATATTAATAATGTACAACCAGTTCGTCCAAGTACAGCTTTACAATTTACACAAAACTTAGGCGACATTTATCGTATTATATCTTATAATCTAACAGAATCAACAGGTGAGCCATTCACAATTGGTACTGGTATTGCGATTCTTAGTGTTGATGCTGGTTTTAATTATTATCAACTTATTACAGATTCAACTAATATAACACAAGCTGATCTTTCTGCATCCGCTATTGCTGCAAGTGGTACAATAGCAACAGGCGCAACAAATAGTTATACAATAACAGTAACAGGTCTTACAGGAACAATCACTGCTGGACAATTTATTGGCGGTATAGGTTTTAATGGACAAGTTGTTACTGGTACTCCAACTAATATGAGTGGTACTTGGACTGTTACATTTAGTGGAGCATATCCTACACTAACTCCTGTTGGTACTGTTAGCTTCTCTACAAGAACACAAGGTGCGAATGTAGGCGATACAAAAATTGCCATAGTACCTATTGCTAATCCAACAACATACCAACAATTAAATAAAGGAATTTATATATTTGGTTGGAATGGACGTACACACCGTGTTATTGGTTACACCCCTAACACCAGTATTGCCAGTGGCACTTATACTAGTGTAGGTAGTAGTGGAACAACTATTGTTGTTGATAATGTAATAGGTACAATTGTAAACGGTGATGTTGTAACTGGTAACGGTTTTAACGCTACTCAAACAGTAGTTTCATTTACAACTGTAATAGCAAATGGTCAAGTGAATGCTACTATCTTACTTTCAAGTAGCCCTAACTATGGTACTATCGGCGGAACAATAACATTTGGACAAACAAAAAATAGTTATATAACAATTGATCCAAATCCTATATACAATAACTCTGCAACTGGTACATCAGTAAATGCGTTAACTTATGTTAGTCAGGCTTATGTACCAAACAGTACTACTAGCAAAATAATTACATTTAATATTCCATACAATGCTACTTCATCGAGTGGTAATGCTCCAATTCTACCTCCAGTAGATAGTAGTATTAATATTTCAGGTAATGCAAATACAGGGTATAACGGAACTTATCAAGTTGTAGGAATTACAAATAATACAATTATTCAAACAACTAGTAGTAGTGTAGGAAGTTTAGCAGTCGGTATGGTTGTAAGTAGTGTTGCTACACCATTTACCGTAGTCAGTGCATCTTGGACATCTGGTTCTGTAACATTTACATTTAATAATGCTATAACAAGTACCACTCCATATCAACCAGCTAGTACAGTAATAGTTTCTGGAATGACTCCTAGCGGATGGAATGGCACATATACTGTAAGTAGTAATACGTATAATCAAGTAATTGTACCATTTGTTGGTTCAAATCCTGGATCACCTTCTGTATATGGTACTATAACTAATCCTTCTGGTATTGTACCGTCTAACGCTATTATCCAAAGCATTAATACAACAGCCTTAACATTTGTAGTTAGCCCTGCAATTTGGATTCCAGCTGGTGCAACATTAACTGCTATTGCTTCTGCAAAAATATCAAGCATTTATCCATATCAAGAAGTAGGTAGCGGATACACAATTTCCAATCCTCCAACTGTAACACTTACAGGTGGTTTACCTGGAAGTGGTGGACGTGCTGGTCAAGTAGTTGCCACTGTAAATAGCGATGGTAAACTTACATTGAACATTATTGATCCAGGATACGGATATACATCTGCTCCAACTTTAACAATTACTGGTGGAAGTGGTACTGCTACTGGACCATTTACTGTAACTTTATCTGCTCAGCCAAGTGCCGCGCCTGTTGTAACAGCTGGTTCAACTTCTGTACAGATGAGTTTATTATATAATACAGATCCAGGTACAACTGGTTCACTTACAGCAGTTGCTAACTCAGGAAATACTTTAACTGTTACTAACTATTCATCCTTAATCATTGGAAATCCAATTATATTCACTGGAAGTAGTGCTTTAGGAAATATTGTATCTGGAACAACTTACTATATTTTATCAATTAGTGGATCTCAAATTACAATCAGTGCTAGCCCTCCTCCAGGTAGTGCTGCATATGCAGGTGTTGCTCAGACTACATTTGTACCAATTAATTCAGGAACTGCTATCGGTAGTATGAGTTACTATAGTCCAAGTTTTGGATTACCAAATTATAGCAACAGCATAGCACTAACAGTATCCGGAACTCCAACTGTAACTGGTACTGGTCCTTATACTGTAACATTTACAATTCCATCAACAAGTGTTACAAGTGGAACATACTATCATGTAACCAATAATACCAATTCATTGTATAATGGTTATTTCCCAACAACTAGTTCAGGTACTGTAACTAGTATTGCATTAACTTATCAATACAATCCAGGTACATGGTCTTCTAGTACAACAACATATATTGCACTAGAAGTAACAAAAGGTACAAGTAACACTATTGGTATTACTAAACCTACTACAGTATCAACTGGTAGTGTGACATTAAGAGCAGGTTATCCTGGATATGCTGGCGGACAAATTACTGTTCGTATTAGTACTTGCCGTGCTACAGGACACGACTTCTTAGATATCGGAACTGGTGGGTTTGACACTACTAACTATCCAAATCAAATTTATGGTAACCCTGCAATACCAGTTGATCAATCTAAACAAGTTTTAGAAGAAGGAGTCGGTCGTGCATTCTATGTAAGTACTGACGAAAACGGTATTTTCAAAGTAGGTCGTTTCTTCCAAGTTGACCAAGGTACTGGTACTGTTACATTCTCAGCTAGTATTGCGTTAAGTAACTTAGCTGGTTTAGGATTCTTGCGTGGTTCAGTTGTTACTGAATTTAGCACAGACGAAACAATGACTGAAAACGCAGCAGATATTGTTCCAGTACAAAGTGCTATTCGCGGATTTGTTGACTTACGTTTAGGTTTAGATTACGGTGGAAACCCTGTACCTAATAACGAATTGATCGGTTATGGTTTTATGTCGTTAGGTGGCGGGTTAGCTATGAAAGCCACTATGAATATGGGCAACAATGGCATTACTAATCTTACAATGCCAACTAATAATACAAGCCCATATGATGCTGCTAACAGAAATTATGTTGACACATCAATTGGAACCACTAGTAATTTATTCAAACTAAAAGACGTAGGCATTGGTGCTACTGCTACTTTTGTTAGTTCTTCAGCTGGTTCTACTATATCTGCTGGTACTATTAGTACTACTGGTACTGCTGGACAATTTAGTATTTCATCTGTTCAATCAGCAGGTACATTCTTTATAGGCCAAGTATTATCGTTTACAGGCACTGGTACAAGTCAGATTGTTAGCCCAACCTATAGTTCAGGTAATGCGTATGTTGTTACTGCAACTAATGGAACTAGTACATTTACACTAGTATCAAAAACATCTGCTGGAGTACAAATACCATTAGTTACAACTGTCGGAACATTGTCAGGATTAACACTTGCAATACCAACTGCTATTACTGTCCAGACACTTTCTGGAACATTATTGAATGGACAAACTATAAGTTCAATTGCAACTGCTACTATTGGTACTATTAATAATGGTTCAAGTAGTGCAGGTACACAATTTATAGCTAGTGGTACAATTACTGGTACATTCCAAGTTGGAATGTTAATTACCGGTACTGGTATAACTGCTGGAACTTACATACAAAGTGGTAGTGCACTATCGTCTGGAGGTGGAACATTTACTGTTTCAACTTCACAATTAGTGTCAGCAACACCAGTAGTAGGTAATTTCTTTAGTGCAGGAACAACTATTACAAATGTATCTTATAACTCTTTAACTGGTTATACTACAGTAACATTAAGTAATAATCTTGCTGCGGGAGTAACAATTAGTGGTACTCCAACTATTACATTTAATAATTTGGCAAACGGAAATGTATTAGTTTATGATTCTGCTTCAAGTCAGTGGAAGAATTTACCAATACCAACAGGTGATGTTAACCTTACTTACACATCAGCAACTGATGTAACTGGTACATTAACAACCAGTATACAACCTGGTGTTATTGTTAACGCACAAGTTAATTCGTCAGCTGCAATTGCACAAAGCAAATTATCTTTAATTCCTGCACAAGCTGTTGCAAGTCAAGGTACTGCATTTACTAATCCAGTATCTAGTGCAGTATCAACTAATAATTTAGGTTTAGCTGCTTTCAATAGTGCAATATTCACAACCAATAGCGGATGGGTAAGTCTACAAACTGGTAGCAGTACTAACGGTATTCAGTTGAGCAACTTGCAATATATGTCTAGTGGTTATGTATTAGGTAATCTTAGCGGTAGTAGTGCTAGTCCTTATGCAATATCATCAGCAACTGTTGTTTCTAATGGTGGTGGTTTATTATCTGGAAGTTTTACAACTAGCGGTTTATTAACACAAACAGTATCAGGTAGTACAAGTTACAGTGTAACAACATTAAGTACAACACACGGTAATAGTACTGTTCCATTATCTAATAGTTCAGGTACTGTGGATGTAACCAGTTTAGCTATCAGTGGTAATAAGGTAGTTAGCCTAAATTCAGATAATGTTACACTACAATTTAACACTCCTGCAACAGGTGGTTCAGCTACTCCATCATACTTCATGACAGCAAAAGGCGGTGATGGAACTGGGGAGACCGGAGATGTTGTAGTTACTATTAACGGAACAGTAGTTGTTCCTGCTACACTACAAACAACTGCAATTACAACTGGATCATCTAGCACAGTAGGAACTGTAGTAGGTAATTGGGAAGTACAAAGTTCTAGCAATTGGGACGTTACTAGAGGTACTTTATATTCTACAACATTAAATGCAGGACCATCCGGTTCTTCTAGTACAACACAAGCTGGTACTAATGCTAGTATTACTGGAACATGGACTTTAGTAACTGGAAGTAGTATTGTAATACCAAGCGGAACTACATTGAACGCAACAAATGGTCAAATTGATGCTCAAAGTATTACAACTGGAGGTGCAACTACTGCTGGTACATTAACTGGTGCATGGACTATTAACAGTAAATTGATTTTATATTCATCAGGCACTATTGATGCAACTGCTGGTACATTAAAATCTACAACATTAAATGCAGGTTCTTCAACTACTGCTGGAACACTAACAGGTAACTGGTCAGCAACAAGTGATGGACATAGTACTATAGCTGCTACGACTGCAAATCTTGCAACAACAGCTACAACTGCAAATAACTTATCTGGAACTACTGCCAACACAGTACCTTATCAAAGTGGAAGTGGCACTACTTCATACAGTACAGTTGCAACTGATGGAACATTCTTAAAATATACAACTGCTAGCGGATTTACATGGGGTACACCATCCGTATCAACTGTTGTTGCTGGTGGAACTGTAACAACTACTTCAGTTACTACATCACAGATTATAGCAAACGGTCCAGGTAGTCCTGCAACAGGAACTATATCAGGTGTTTGGTCTTTGACTGGTACAGGTAGTTCACTACAAGCTACATACAGTGACTTGGCAGAATGGTACACAGCCGATGCAGAATACGAGCCAGGAACAGTATTAGTATTTGGAGGCGATGCTGAAACTACAACTACTACAACTATTAATGATACTCGTTGTGCTGGTGTAGTTACAACTGATCCTGCTTATATAATGAACAGTGAATTAACTGGCACTAAAGCATGTTTAGCATTAGCAGGTCGTGTTCCATGTAAAGTTGTTGGGCGAGTTAAGAAAGGTGATATACTAACTACTAGTGCAACACCAGGATATGCTGTACGTGCAACAACACCGACATTAGGTGCTATTGTTGGTAAAGCATTAGAAGATAAAGACTACGGCGAGGCCGGAGTTATCGAAATTGCTGTAGGGAGAGCATAATGACACAACAAATTATCAACATTGGCCAAAGTCCAAACGATACAAGCGGCGATCCGTTACGTACAGCTTTTGGTAAAGTAAATGCAAATTTTACCGATCTGTACGGATCTGGGTTCGGCACTCTTGATGCCAATAATGCCAATTTTACTGTCAGTACACAGCGATTAGTACTAGTATATCCAAACGGAACAGCAAGAACTATTACATTACCAGCTAGCCCTACAGAAGGTCAGACGGTTACAGTTAAAAAAGTTGCATCTCAATCCACTGCTTCTTGGAATGTTACAATACAAGGCAATGGAAAAAATATTGACGGAGGTACTAGTGTAACTATTACTTCAGGATGGGGATATGTAACTCTTGTATATTCTGCGGTTTCAACTGGTGCAACTGCATCTTGGTGGATTACTTCCGCTTCTCTATAAGGTTTTTATAATGACAATTAAAAAAATAAATTTAATTCAACACAAC